TGGAATCCTGTGACCAAGAAACTGCAACTGATCCGTGATCCCAAAGGGTCAGGTGAAACTGTGTTGCTGTGGACCTACAATTTGAAACCTGAAATCAACTTGTTGAGCGATTATCAAATACAGCAGTGGATCAAAGATTACATGGTGGCCAACTGTAAAATGATCATTGGCGAAGCACGTGAAAAGTTTGCCACCATTGCCGGACCACAAGGCGGCGGCAGCTTAAATGGTGCGGCCATGAAATCCGAAGCCAAGACCGAAATGGACGGATTAATCGAACAACTCAAAATGTATGTGGATGGTTCACAGCCACTTACCTGGGTTATTGGCTAAACTACACACACTTTTATCTAAAATTCTGTTATAATCAAGCATGGACTTGATGATCGACATTGAAGGTTTGGCAACAGGCCCTGAAGCAACAATTTTAACCATTGCGGCTCAGGCGTTTGATCCTCTTGGCTCAGGATACTACCAGCAACAATACTATGCTCGAGTCGATCTTGAGAGCCAAGAAACACGCACCATTGAACAAGGCACTATAAACTGGTGGGCCACACAAGGCGCCGCACAAGACGAAGCCTTTGCAGAAGATGGACGTATCCCACTAGATCAGGCCTTGGATGAGCTTCATAAATTGTGCTGGAAGTGTAATCGCATTTGGATGAATGGTCCCACATACGATGCCAACATACTGGAGCATGCCTATAAGAGTTACAGTAAACCCCTGCCTTGGCAATATTATAAGATACGTGATGCACGAACGGTATATAGTTTGTACCCAGGGTTGCCCAAGCCTGCTACCAGTCACCATGCCTTGGAAGATTGCCGCAGACAAATTGACATGTTGCAAGCAACCTTGACTCATTTAAACATCAAGGAACTGGCATGATCATTGGAATTTGTGGATTTATTGGCTCAGGCAAAGATACCATTGCAGACTATCTTGTAAATTTACATCACTTCCGCAGAGAAAGTTTTGCTAACACACTCAAAGATGCAGTAGCACAGGTGTTTGGGTGGGATAGAACCATGCTGGAAGGCCGTACAAAAATGGCCCGTGAGTGGCGTGAGCAAGTGGATCCTTGGTGGGCACAACGCCTGAGCATACCGCATTTAACTCCACGTTACATCCTACAACAATGGGGCACAGAAGTGTGCCGTAAAGGCTTCCACGATGATATCTGGATTGCCAGCTTGGAAAACAAACTGCGCAACAGCACAGATGATGTTGTGATCAGTGACTGCAGATTTCCCAACGAAATACAGGCCATCAAACAATCAGGTGGCATTGTGGTGCGTGTGGTTCGTGGTGCTGAACCTGAGTGGTATGATGCGGCTGTGAGTGTAAACCGTGGACCCAATGGCAACAGTACCTGGGCACTGAGTGGGCGTCGACTGGATCAACTGGGTGTGCATGCGTCAGAAACCGCCTGGGTAGGTACAAAATTTGATGTGGTACTGGACAACAACAGTACACTAGATGATCTATATCAGCAAGTCAAGCGTCTGGTTCAAGATCACCCGCCCGCCAGGTAACTTCAGTCCGGGCTATTTCTTCCACACAGTTACGGCAAACTGTGCGCAAGTTTCTCAATGCAGTGTTGTTGAGATCTCCATCAACATGATATACCAACAATTGGCTAGCAAATCTAGCTTTGAACCCGCATCTATCACATGCGGGTTTTTTCTTGTACCCTGCAGATTTCCAACGCGGTTCTCTGGGTTTGATTCCTCGACCCCGGCGTTGGCAAGTTTCACATTTACTGCGATAGTGCGTGACATCTTCTCGGATATAATTCACAGCACATGGACGTTGATTACAGGCCTGACAAATGGGTCTCATGCGGTATTTAGTGCATGAACCTTTGCCAAAGGGCAGTGTAAACTGGGTTTTTTTGAGTATACCAATAAATATCAATAACTTGAAAAGGAACCAACCATGGCACTAGTATCACCAGGCGTAGAAGTAATAGTAATTGACGAGAGTCAATATATCCCTTCCGCTGTAAACACAGTCCCTTACTTTCTAGTAGCAACAGCACAAAACAAGGCTGACGCTGCTGGAGTCGGAGTTGCAGCCGGTACAACCGCTGCCAACGCAAACAAAACTTATCTCATCACCAGTCAACGAGATTTGGCAGCCACATTTGGTGTGCCATTTTTCTACAACACCACAACTGGTACCCCTATCAATGGATACGAACTCAACGAATATGGCTTGTTGGCAGCGTATTCGGCATTGGGCGTGTCAAATCGTGCCTATATTCAACGTGTGGACATTGATTTGACAGAGTTGACAGCAAGTCTAAGTCGTCCCACAGGTAATGCCAACAACGGCACATACTGGTTAGATACCAGCACCAGCACCTGGGGTGTGTTCCAGTGGAATCAGACCACTGATACATTTACCAATTACGTTCCTATTGTACTCACAGACACAGCCGATGTAGTCAATGCAACAGCTAATGATTTTACCCCCATAAACTCAATTGGTACAATTGGCGATTATGCTGTGAGTGCTTGCAGCCTTGACAATCCCATGTATTTTAAAAATGCATCCAATAATTGGATATTAGTAGGCAGTGATGACTGGAAACTGTCATGGCCCACTCTGCAAGGAACTGTGAGCAATCCTAATTTGACTGGTGGTAATGGAAGTAACATGTACGTGAATGGTTACTTGGTAACAGTACCTGGTGCAGAAACAATCACAGCATTTGCCGCAGCAATCAACACCACATTAGGAAATTATCCTGCTACAGAGGCAATTATTACCACAGTTGAAGACGGTAAATTGACATTTCGTGCAGATTCAACGGTCACCAATGACGGATCAACTGCCAACGGTGGTATCATCAGTATTCAAGCTGGACCTGTCAATGGCACAGCACTATTGACCACATTGGGAATTGCACCAAGTGAATATTTGGCTCCAGAATACTTTCCAGGTTACAGCTACCAGGCTCCACGTTGGGCCAGCTTCGACCAACAGCCGCACCCCACAGGCAGTGTGTGGCAAAATCTCAGTGCCGCCAACAACGGCATGAGCCTAAAAGTCAAACAATACAGCGCCGCATTGGATACTTGGGTGGCGCAAGCCACCAGTGTGTATTCTAGCGACGCTGCTGCCAATTATGCCATTGATCCATCAGGTGGTGGCAAAAACGTTCCTGTGGGCACTACCTATGCCTTGTACAATGCCTTGGCCCTGGATTGGAACCCTTCAAGTGCATTTCAAATCCTTGAAAGAACTGCACTGGGAGCCACAGTTGTAACTGGTAGTACAACCAATCCAACATTTACCAATAATTATCAATTCCAAGTGAGTGCATCAGTGGCAGGTTCAGCAACGCTTACCAACTACACAGTGACCCTGGGCGGTACTACTCCCGCCGACTTTGTTACTGCAATCAGTGCCGCCAATATTCCTTATGTCAGTGCCAGTGTCAACAGCGCAGGCTCTATAGTGTTCACACACAGCCAGGGCGGTGTTATATTGTTGCTGGACATTGGCTCCGACACAGCAGTCTCTGATGCTGGCTTTACTACTTCAACATTGTATGTTCGTGCCAGCTCTACCACAGCTGACCAATTGGTATTGAGTAATTGGGTTACTAGTCCAGAATTTACATACACTGCCAGCACCGCAGCACCTGACCAAAATCCTGCAAACGGACGCTACTGGTACTACAGCAGTGTGAGTGATGTTGACATCATGATTCAAGACAATGGCGTTTGGCAAGGTTATCAAAATGTCACCAATGACACACGCGGCTTTGATTTGACATTGACCAATGCATCTGGACCAATCATTGCAGCAACTGCTCCTACCACACAAAACAATGTTGCAGAAAGTCCGCTACAACTTGGTGATTTGTGGATTGACACCAGTGACTTGGAAAACTATCCCAAGTTGTATCGTTGGGAAACAGTCAGTGGTACAAATCAATGGGTAGAAGTTGACACTACAGACCAAGTCACACAAAATGGTATTTTGTTTGCAGATGCACGTTGGAGCACCAGTGGTGCAACCAACCCTGTGACTGATGCTCTCCCAACAATTGAAAGTTTGTTGACCAGTGATCACTTGGACTTGGACGCACCTGATCCTAACTTGTATCCACAAGGTATGTTGCTGTGGAACACACGCCGCAGTGGTTACAATGTAAAAGCATTTACCACCAACTACTTTACATCAGCCAACTATCCTGACGCTGATCCATACAATGCAGGTGATCCCACAAACAATACCAACTTGCCCAAGTACAGCTATACCTGGGTCACAGCCAGTGGCAACAAAACCAATGGCAGCATGTACAGTGGCCGCCAAGCACAACGTGCATTGATTGTCCAAGCCATGAAGAGTGGTATTGACACCAGCCTGGCTGCAAGAGAAGAACAAAATCAATTCAACTTGATTGCTGCTCCTGCTTATCCTGAACTGCTGACCAATTTGGTTGCACTCAGCAACGAACGTGCTAATACATTGTTCTGTGTGGGCGACACACCAATGCGTCTTGCTGGCAATGGCACTGACTTGACAACTTATGCCACAGACAATGGTGGATTAGGATTACCAACTGGTGATGGATTGACTGTGGGCAGTGCGTATGCTGCTGTGTTTTATCCCAGCTGCCAAACAGTAGATCTGTCAGGTAACACAGTTGTTGCACCTAGCAGCCACATGATGGTACGTACAATTTTGCGCAGTGATGCGGTGAGCTACCCATGGTTGGCTCCTGCTGGAACACGTCGTGGTGTTATTGACAATGCTTCAGCAATTGGTTACATTGACAGTGCCACAGGCGAGTTCCAACAAATTGCAGTAAGCCAAGGCTTGCGTGATGTGCTGTATCAAAACAACATCAACCCAATTACCTTTATCCCAGGCATTGGTATCACTAACTTTGGTAACAAAACACGTCAAGGTGCCACAACAGCATTGGATCGTATCAACGTTGCACGATTAATCTGCTTCTTGCGTGGACGCTTGGAAGAAATTGGCAAACTGTACTTGTTTGAACCCAATGATCAAATCACACGCAACGAGATCACCAACACTGTAAACAGTTTGATGATTGACTTGATTGCCAAACGTGCCATCTATGACTACTTGGTTGTTTGCGACTTGAGTAACAACACACCAGCACGTATTGACCGCAACGAGTTGTGGGTCGATGTTGCTATTGAACCAGTAAAAGCAGTGGAGTTCATCTACATTCCATTGCGTATCAAGAACACTGGTGAAATTTCAGGTGCAAGTGCAGCGGCATGATGAAACTGGGGGCCTTTTTAGAGGCCTCCATTTCAGGTAAATAAAACAACAGGAGATATAACAAATGGCAGTTTCATCATTACAGAGAATGACAGTACCCTTGGCAAG